CTTTATGCAAATGAAATTATGGATCCTCAATGGGATTGGCCTTTAACATCTAAACAATTTGATGCATATTTAATAAACAAATATAGTGAAGCTGCTGGTGGAGATAATCAAGTTTTTACTTATATTTCAAACACAATTCAAGAATATAGAAAAACAATTACATCTTATGATAGTACGTCATTAACTACAACATCAAAAACTGTTGTGGTTGATTTGACTACATATAATAGTACCATAGAAAGTTCAACAACACAAACATTTAGTAGTGGTGCTTCTGTAACCAGAACAATATCAAAAACCGCTGTTAGCATTTACGATTATGAAATAGAATTAAATGAAGCAAAACAAAATATTAAATTAATTAATTCTTCATATAGTAATCAACTTGAAAAAGATTTAAAAAATTTGATGGCTCAATAATATGGCAGGTATAAAGAATCAACTAGATTATTCGTTAACGAATCTTACGTTATTAACCTCAGTTACTACGTTTGATTTAAAGAATACTATGCAAGAAATATCTTACAATGAAGATATATTCAGCAACACATTAAGTGGTTATGTAATGTTAGTTGAAGCTTCTGGCTTTATTGAAACTTTAGCAATAAATGGTACAGAATTTCTTAGATTAACTTTTAGTAAATCTGGCGACAGTAGTAATCAAATTGATAAAATATTTCGTGTATATAAAGTAGGTAATAGAAAACTTGAAGGTACAATGTATAAAGAATCTTATGTTCTTTATTTTTGTTCAGAAGAATTATTATTATCTGAACAATACAAGATTAGTAAAGCATATAAGAATCAATTAGTTTCTGACAATATTAATGATATATTGAATAATTATTTAAAAATACCAGCAAATAAAAAAGGTACTATTGAAACAACTTACGGTAAATATAATTTTATTATACCAACATTAAAACCATTTGATGCAATTAATTGGTTGACAAACTATGCAAGACCTAATCCACAAAATCCTGGTGCTGATATGTTGTTTTATGAGGATAAGAATGGTTTTCAGTTTAGGTCATTACAAAGTTTGATGAAACAACCATCATACTATACATACACATATAAACCAAAAAATATTGATGCTAGAAATTTAGATAGTGATGTACACAATGTTTTAACTTACGAATTTTTAGATTCTTTTGATACATTGAATGGTATTACTTCAGGCGCATTTGCCAATCAATTAATATCGGCAAATCCATTAACAAGGCAAAGAAAAATAACTAATTTTAATTATGTTACTTATCAACAAAGTGCTAAAAATTTAAACCCATATCCAATTATTGATGACTCAACAAATAGAAAAGGTGATAAGTTAAATCAAACTCCACAATCTATGTTAAAAATGATATTTTCTAATTTTGATAGTGCTAGTTCTTCTTATGTTGCTGGAGTTCCAGGTGCAGCAGGAAACGATGTATATGCCGAAACATATATTCCTTATAGAACAGCACAATTACAATTAGCAAATTATACAAGATTAAGAATATCTGTGCCTGGTGATTGTAATTTAACTGTAGGTCGTGTTCTTACGTTTAATTTAATGTCTAGAAATGTAGGAAATAACGGAGCTCTCGATAAATATTACTCTGGAAATTACTTCATTACTGGAGTTCGACACATTATTGATTTAACTACATTTAGAACTATATTAGAAATAACAAAAGAAAGTGTACCAACTTCATATCCAGGAAATGATAATAAATCTACACTATGGAATAATACAGTAAAAGGAATTATATAATGGGTAAAGGTGCAAACAATCATAATTTTGCTGGTCTTAATGGTTTTGTATGGTGGCTAGGCGAAATTGAAAATCGTATGGATCCTTTAGGATTAGGCCGGTGTCAAGTTCGTATTTTTGGTTGGTATGGTGATGAAATTGCAACTGAAGATTTACCTTGGGCTTTTCCAATGAATCCAATAAACAATACAAGACATTTTGAAGCGCCTTCATTAGGTGAATGGGTTGTTGGGTTTTTTATGGATAGTGAATCAGCACAAGTTCCAATAATGATGGGTGTTATACCCGGTATTAAACAATAGAGGATAAAATGGCAATTACAGTAAAATTAGCAGGAACAACAGTAGCTCCTGGAAATTATGATAGATTAGTAGAAACGGATCCTCCAACACCTGTGGCTACCGCTGATGCTATCAACAAAGGTTCAGCGACAGTTTCACAAATATCCAGAGGTTATATTTCAAACACTTCAATAGCAATATCAAATGCTGAAATATGGCATATTTGCGACCCAAAATCTGAAGTTGCTCTTTATCTTGCCACAAAATCTTCTGAAATTGCAGAAGCAATACAAAAAGCTAGAAATGCTTTAATTACGGCTTTATTTGGAGATACCACAAGTCCTGCTCTTACTGCAATTAAAGCTTTGATTAAAGATGCAATTGCTTTATTAAAAAGAATCAACAAAATTTTAAAAGCAATTAACAAAGCAATTCAAACAGCAAAAGAAGTTATTGCAGATATTAATGCTTTTATTAATATTATTAATACTTTACCACAAAGAATTGCTCAAGCATTACAACAATGTTTAGTTTTACTGCAACAAACATTAGCTAAAGCATTAACAATTGGTTTAGGTGATTTAGGTACTATTATACAACAAACAAATTTGGCGATTTCTCAGACAAACCAAGCAGTAAGTGGTGTAAAAGGTCTTGGTAATGATTTAAATGGTTTGGCAACAAATTTAGCGTCTGTGCCTACTGCTTTATCAGCTGGAATAAAATCTGCATCTACATCATTATCAACAAGTGTAACTAATTTTGCTGATAATGTGAGTAACATAAGTGCCAATATAAACCAAGGTAATGGCACGGCTTTTGTACAAATTAGCAATTCAAGGCCTTAAATATGGCAGATAATATTTACAAAAGCACTTGGACATCAGCCGCCAACACACAAGTTGGTACATATCCATATATCAACGCAACTCAAACTGAATCTGGTCATCTAGATTTAAAAGATGATACCCGTGGCGCTGAAGCGATGAGAAGGCAACACGGAATCTCAGGAACTTACGAACATTGGGCTCGTAATGGTGATGTCGATACAGTTGTCAAAGGTAATAATTTTACAGTTGTAGTTAGAGATAATAATGTTATAATTCAAGGTATTTGTAACATAGAAATTCATGGAGATTCAAAACTTCATGTTTATGGTAATACAATTACTCAAATAGATGGTAATATGCAGGCCGTAGTGTCTGGAGATACCAATATACATTCAGATGGAGATATTGATGTATCTTCTGATGGAGATGTTAATATTTCAGGAAGTGTGGTTTATCTGAATTCTCCTAGTGATGTCATTGTTAGTGGAGACCTGAGAGTTGATGGTGAAATTACTTGTGCGGCTTTATCATCAAAAACTAATGTTACCGCCAATTATAAAATTTTTGGTGTAGGTGGTATAGAAACATTAGGTGGAATTAATGCTGGTTTTGTAACACCAGGACCTGTAGTTCCTCCTGGTGTTATTACTTCTATATCATCAATTGAATGTCCATTGGCCACTTTTGGTGTTATGAAGTCAATTTTAATGTCTGATACATTAAATTCAAAAATATATGATACTCATGTACATCCTTCATTTAAAGGACCTACAGGAATACCAGCCGTACCTTTTATTGGAGTTTAAATTATGTTTGTTAGTAATACAGCAGGTGTATATACAGCACTAGGTTACAATTTTAGTGACCCAAATGGTGATATATCAAATTTATCAGCAGATACATTATCTCATATGAATTCTATGCCAGCTATAATTAATAGTTGGCAAGCAGCAGATATTACAAATAATAGTGTTACTGGTTATTTTAAAAATCCTGTGGCAAATGATGTTCAAACTATATGGGATACAGCAAATTCAATTATAACTCTAACTCAAAACAATGAAACATTAAATACAACCATTTATGTTACTGCAACGGCTTTGGCTGTAACTTCAAATGCTTTTATGATTCATACAAATAGAATTTCAAATGTAGAACCTTTTACTGGTGCTGATGGTGTAGATACTAGTGCTCCTTTTTATACTACTGCCATAGCTTATGGAATAAATGCCTTATACATTACGAATCAAACTGATGGAATTATCAATAATTCACCAATATTAGGCAGTTTTACTAGCATTTTGGTTGGTCCACAGATAAGTGCAAATGCAAATACTATAAGTCCTTATGTAACTTTAATTTCACATAGTATTGATTCTTTATCAAATACTTCAAATTTGACGGCTGGACAAATTACTCAAATAAACAACGATTTATCAAATACCAATTCTTTGTTATCTAGTAGAAGAACAGCAGATTTTACATATTATTCAAATTTAAAAACTTTTATCAATAATTACAATATTGTAAAAGGAATTGGTAATATGGGTGAAACAGAAAAATACTTGGCAAACAATTTCATAGGAACAGACAAACTTAAAACAAGAATTAATTCCTAAAATTTCGAAATTTTGCGTTCCGGCCTAGAATTTCTCCGGCGACATCTCAAAACTTAGAAAAGCGAATTTACTTTTGCGTATAAATAAAGAATGGCAAACCTACAAAAAATATACTCCGATTTAGATTTAACTTTTAAAAGGTTACCCGTAACCAATGATGTTGCTTTAAGTTATGATGAACAGTCTGTAATTCGTTCTGTTAGAAATTTATTATTAACTGGTTTCTATGAAAGACCATTTCAACCAAATTTAGGTTCAAATTTAAATAAATTGTTATTTGAACCGGCAGACCAGTTGACAGCAAATTTAATTGAAAATGAAGTCAGAAATGTAATTTCAAATTTTGAACCAAGAATTACAATTAATACAATTAATGTATCAGTATCACCTGATGAAAATTCATTTAATTTAAGTATGACTTTTTTTGTGGGTAATAATACAAGAGCAACAACAGTCAATTTACTTCTTCAAAGGTCAAGGTAATGGCTTCAAATACAAATATAAACATAACACAATTAGATTTTAGCTCAATTAAATCTAATTTTATCAACTATTTACAAAAACAAGATACATTCAAAGATTATAACTTTGAAGGTTCATCAATGTCTGTTTTATTAGATGTTTTGGCATACAA